GATTTAAGGATATGTTTAGCTATTTTAGATTCAGCTTTAATTGGAGCCATTGTTTCTTTTCTAGTACTAGCGTCCATTTTTTTCTGTATCTCATCTTTAGTTTTTTCAACTAATTTTTGAGCAGCTTTAGTTTGATTCCCAACAGCCATAGTTTCTACTTGGTCAGCCATTTTCATAATCTTATTACTAGCAGATCCTGTAAGCATCCCAGCTTCTTCTTTTAAGCCGTTTGCGATAGCCTGTAAGTCACCAGTAAGGTTTAGAGTTTCCTCGGCTCTAGCAGCCTTCTGAGCAGCTAATTTATCGTCCATACCAATGTCTTTAAATGCTTTCTTTATATCATCAACAAGAGATTTAACCTCTTTTTCCATTATCTTACTACGTTCTTTATTACTAGTCATCCCATGTTCTTTAGCGAACTTAAATGGCTTAGATATTGTTGGAAATTTCTCCGCTAAATCAGATAAACCTTCTCCTACTTTCTTAACTCCTTTAACTCCAGCTTTTAGTCCTAATGACATTGCTGGTGCAGCTAATGCTCCAGTTGTAGCACCTACCGCAGTATCTTGAGCTAGTTCTGGAAGTGTTTCACCTTCACTTTCTCCGAATCCATATGCTCCACCAAACTTAGCACCTTCTTTAGCTAGTCCACTTAAGCTTTTAACCATAGGAGCTTTTCCAGCTAATGCAGCACCTGTCTTTGCAGCGGCAGCTCCGCCACCAGTAAATGCAGCAGGTATTATTCCACCTAAAGCTTCTGCTGTTATTGCTGTTCCGGGATTTTCTTTTTTAGCTGCTTTAATATGTTCTCTAGCTACATCTCTTTCTTTTACGTAGCTTTCCATCATTTCTTTTTCTTTAGCGGCAGAACCTTCTGGATCTTGTATCATTTGTCTAGGACTAGCTCCGCCTTTAGCAGCGAACATCCCGTACAATTCATCTAACATTCCCATAGTTAAACCTTGACCACCAGCTAAAGCTGCTGTTTCAGTCATAGATATTTCATCATCTACTGGAGCAAAATCAAGATCGTCAAAGTTATCTTGTTCTTCTACAGCAGAGAAATCTAAATCATCAAAGTTATCTTCTTTTTTAGCCATTACATAAGTCCTTTAGCTCTTAATCCTTTTATAATCCTTTCTCTTGAAGCGTTAGGATTCTTTTCTTGCATCTTTTGAATTAACATTTCTGGATCAGCTTTGGTAGATTCTTTCTTACCTTTTAACAGATCTGATGCGTACTTATCTAAGTCTCTAAACCCAGCTTTCTTCAAGTTTGGTATTTGTGTTTTATCTACAATTTGTAATTCACCTTTAGGGTCAACTATAGTAGTTTGTTCACCTCTTAATATAGGATGATCAAATCTATCTAAGTTTCCGTATTTATCAACATAATCAGCTTTAGCTTGTGATACTATCCTATCTTTTAATAGTGAACTTTTAGATCCTAATAGTATTTGTACGTTAGTTTCGTCATCATTTGAAACAGAAGCCTGAGTTGATTTCCATGCTCTACGTTCAGCATCTGAATCTACAGCCTTACTCATACCAGCAAATGTACTAACCATGTTCTTTAGGTCAATATCTTTAAACTTAGCATCTAATGACTCGGTATCTTGACTTACATATTTAGTTAGTCCACCTAATGTAGCAATAGGACCAGTTCCTAAAGTTTCATCTTTACTATATTGTAATTGAGCGTTCATAGCTTCGTCAACTTTTGACATATTGTTTGCATTTGTTTGTAATGCTTTCTGAGACTCAGCGAAATCAGCAGCTTGTTTCTTATGTACTGCTTTGCCGAATTCAGTTTCTTTTGGTTTCTTACCTTCTGATTTAAGTTTCTTTTCAGCTAACTCTACTTGCTTCTTTTGGTAAGGAGTCATCTCATCTTTCTTACCCATAGCCATATAATTCTGATACATCTTTTGAAGGTTTTGCATACCAGATAACTCTTCTTTTTTCTTAGAAGATCTTTCTTTTTTTAAGTTTTGAGCATGATTTGATTTTATATCTTTAAATTGACTTCCTTGAGCATAGTTTAGTAAATTATGTGCAGATGCTAGTACGTCTGGTAAATGATCCTTCCAACCTAACTCTTTTTCAGGTTCAGCTAGTTTAGCTTTATACTGATCGATTAGCTTAGAGTATTCCTCTTTAGCTTTAGGTTCCATATAAGGAGATCTAGCATCTTCATTAGTCTGTTCTATATCTCTTTTAGTTTGATCTGGGTTTTGTTCAGAAGAGGCAATTCCCCTAGCAACTCCAGCAACATCTTGAACAGTTTCTCTTTGAGTTTCAGCAGTAGCCGTAGCTTCCTGAGCCATATCCTCTTCTAACGGAGTAGTTACATACTCTTCTCTTTCTGGAGATCCTCCCATCATAGCAGCTTGTAACTTTTTTAAGTAATCCATATCTTCCATTATTATTCCCCTAGTGCTGAAAGTAGTTTTTTAAGTCCACTTACTTTCATGTCTTCACCATTGTCAATTTCTTCTGTTAATTCCTCTTGATATCCTGAAGGCACACCTTCCACTATATCATCTTCTCCTAAGCTGTCAACACTTTCTTCACCTCTTAATATATCCATTAAGCGTTGTTGTTGAGCAACATTTAGTACTGCTTCTCCAGAGTTTAGTCTTGCATCAACTCTATCTCTTTCAAAAGAATCTCCACCAACTACAGCACCTTCGCCTTCAGAATCGAACATTAAGTCTCCGTCTTCAGCTTGTTTAGTTCCTGAATGTATTCCTCCACATTCGTATGTAGGTTGTCTCATTCTAGCCATTTCTGATATTGGACTAACTCCACCGTCTTCAAATTGAGCACCTTGAAATGCGTTACCAAACTGTTGAGATTGTACGGGTGTCATTACGTTTTCAGCTTTTTCTAGTTTAAATGTATCTTCAAAAGCTTCACCTTGTTTTGGCTCTAAAGCTCCCATTAATTGGTTAGCAGCTTTAAGTCCCTTAGCAATATTTGCTCCAGACATTCCAGAATCATCGCCTTTAATTAATTCTTGAGCTTGTTCATTTGTTTGTATATCAGCAGATGTTTTATCATTACCTTGTCCTAGCAATGCTATGTCTTTTACTTCTTCTCCAGCTATTGCTTTTTTCATATCTTGTTGCATCTTACCTTGATCAAAAAATGGGTTTTTTTCTGCAGCTCCAAACCCTTCTCTTAACTCAACTGGCATTTCTGAAACTGGTTCTTTAGCTAAATCAGTTGTATATTGTTTACCTTGCCAATCAAAAGATCCGCCATCGCCTTGTTGTGATCTTGCTTGTTTAAATGCGTCTCCAAAAGCAACTCCACCATTTTCTAGTCCAGTTACTTCTTCTCTAGCTTCTTTTTGAGGAACAAGTTCTCCACGAACTCTCTTCATATAGTCACTTTTAAATTTCTCATGTTGTTTAGATTCTTGAGCTTGCGCTTTGGCAATACCACCGTCTTCCATTTGAGTTGCTAATGCTCCTGCACCAGCTCCAATAGCAGCTCCCCAAGGACCGAAAGATGCTCCAGCAGATCCACCAGCTAATGCACCTTGCATTGCACTTGGTTTCTGAGGTCCAGCAGGTCCAGCACTTATAGAGTTCTGAGATCCGGCTTTTGCCATCTGATTATTAAACTGTTGTTGATTAAGCTGGTTTCTAACCTGAGATTGTTGGTTAGCAATATTTGCTCTTGAGTTTTCATTTTGTTGTCTAGCAGATAGATTCATTGCGTTAACATTTTGTCTATTCATTGCATTAGCTTTAGCAATTGCATCTTTAGCACTAGCTTGTTGAGATTGTCTTTGGAAATCAGCTCCTTCCATTTGTCCAGCCATTTGTCCCATACCTTGAAGGGCAGCCATTCTTTGTTGTTGACCTTGAGCAGCCATTTGCATAGCCTTCTGACGAGCAGAATTAGCTCCTCCCTGACTTCCTTGCAACTTAGCCATAAGTGATGCACCAGAATCTCCCATACCCTTACGAGCCATTTCTGATTCAATAGCAGCACGTTGAGACTTTTCTTGAGCACCTACTTGTCCCATCATCTCTTCCATAGCGAACTTATCTTGAGCTGTTAACCCTTGGTCAGCACGTTCTTGCATTCCAGATAATGCTTGCATCTGTTGCTCTTTCAATCTAGGGTCAGTACTAATGTCTCCCATAGCAGATTGACCTAATTGTTCGGCATCTAATAATCCAACTAATTCAGGATTCTGAAGTACATATTCTTCAAGTTCTGGAGTATCTATAAGCTCCATTCTTTTCATTTTATCCCTTTGAGCCTCTCTCGCTGCTTTATTTGGATCTGCTGCTTTACCACCCATCGTTATCTCCTATAGGTCTTTGTAGTAATTATTTCTATGTTTATCATCTGGATCTTTTCCACAATACTCAAATCCAAACTTTAGCATCAATCTATGACTTCTTTTCCATCCGTTTGTTCTTTCGTCTGTAAAGCCGTAAACTGTTTCTATATCTTTTTTCTTAAACTCTTCTATTAATTCTTCAATAAATTTCTTCATTACTTGTTGACCACGTACTTCCGGTCTTGAGTATATATCTATTATTGACGCTGAGTTATCCTCTTCATATATTTTGTACGTTATAAAACAATCGTCGTTATGTATTAATTCTACCTCGTCTCTTTCCTTAAGGTATTGCTTGTATAATTCCATCTACTTTAACCCTCTTCCTCCGCCTGAACCACCTTCTCTTGTTGGAACCTGTTCTGGAGCTAGTTCTAAGTCTCCAATAGAGTCTAAACTTCTAACATCTTCTTGTCCTAATAGACCTTTTAGTTTTTGGAATCTAGAAAGGTTTTCTTGTGTTTGAGGTAACATTCCTGATATCTCATTTGACAGTAAACCTTTAGTGCTATTATATGCTTCTTGTTGTTCTTGTTGACTTTGCATTTGGTCCCAAGCTTTCTTTGCTAGTATTTGTTGATGATTTCTATCACTACTAAAATGTGTTTTACTACCAAATGGGTCCATATATTTTTTTTCTAATTCTAATAAAGCTTCTGGGTTTTGGAGATTAGCAATATCAGCGTTGAATTTATCTCCTAAAGTTTTCCATCCTGATTTATGTATAGGAACTGAATACTTCCCTGCTCCTGCTCTAGAATCTGCGGCTTTCATTTCAGCTTTAATTCTACCTAGTAAAGCAGATTTAGCGTTATCGAAACTTCCTTGACTTCCACTTATAAGACTCTCGTAATCTTTATCCATAGTTTGGTTCTGAGCATAGTCAGCTTCTAAACCTTTTAACTTACTATAATTATCTTCTAAATTAGCAAATTGATCTGATCCCATTTGATCAGTAGCAAGTCCTGTTACATAATCACCAAATTGATCTCTTTCTCTTTGAAATTGTCCAACATTTGATGTAAATTGTTGACTCATATCAGATATATTTTTATCTAAAGCATTAGCTTCGTCTTGAACACCTTGCGTTATTTGTTGTCTAGCTTGATCGTCACCTGAAGTAATTAATTGATCTAGACCACCCATACCTTGAGTATATGCACCTTGTTTACTAAATGTATCTTGAAGAAGGTTTCTACGACCTTGTTCAGTTCCAGCTTGTCCAGCCATTTGCTGTAAAGCTCTTGCTTTTTGAGATTGTTCAGCTAAACTAACATTACCAACATCTATCATTCCTTTTGGTCCTGCAGATAATTCTTGGAACCTAGAGGCTTGATCTTCTTGAGTAGGTTGAGGTGTTACTGGTGCTTCAGTAGCCGCTGGTTGTTGAGGTTGATTTGTCCCCATTACGTTTCCAACAATGTTCTCAGCTTCTTGTTTCTGACTAGCAAGTGATGCTTGGTTTGAGTCCAAAGCAGCCTTCATATCAGCTTGTTTCTTTTCTGCTTGTGCAGCAATATCAGATGCTTGTGATCCAACATTCTCTGTAACTGCTCCTGCCATCTTCTGTGCTTGAGGTTTGTTCTTTTGAACATACTTCTGGATATTTGTAAACATTCCAGAAGAGGCTGGTTTACTTGACTGTTGCGGCTGTTGAGCTGCTCCAGCTTGAGTTGATGACATTCCGGCTTGTACTGTTGATGGTTGAGATGGTGCGGCTTGGGAAGCCTGAGAGTCCTGACCTTGAGGTTGTGCAGCAGGTTGCTGACCACCCGTAAGGGGAGTAGAAGAAACTACTTGATTTTGATCTGGTTTGTTGTTTGACGCATCGTATGCCATAAATGTCCTGTTTTATTTATATCTCTATATATAGTTGTTAAATTTATACGAAATTCGTACAATAAAATTAAAAAAATGAACAATTCTAGTATATTACAAGTGTTATTTGGAACTTATTATTAGCTGGAAGACCTGTAATACTGTGTATTTTTATTAGATCTCCTCCAATTGGGCTAAAATTGACAAAGGGTTGTGAAGTTGGATAAATACTTGAATTCGTTAGATTATAAGCTCTTATTACTTGTATCCCTTTTACACCAGTTTTACCGACATTTACGTTAAAAGGTGTCTGGGTAGGTATTCCTGAGCTATCCACAGTAACATCTATAGTTTTAATAGTTTCTACCCTATTATCAAAGTCTATTCTACTGTCAGATAATTCAACAACTTCCTGCATAAATGAGTTTAAAATAGATCCTAACTGACTAATCAATTGGCTATATTCATCGTCAAAGTCTTCAGCTCTAATATTTCTAGTGTTATTTAACTTAGGCATTATTTCCATCCTCTTGAGCTTATAGGTCTAATTACTCCTGTAACTCCTAATACTCTAAATTCTTCTCTAGCGTTTTTGTGTTCAAATACTAAAGTAAGATATCTACATTTCTGCTTACCTCTAGGTACTATAGTTCTGAAAGGTATATCATTACCTTCTCCGCCCCAATAAGCATTAGGATTATCAAATTCCATATCTCCCCAATAACCTATACCTTTACCTTGGAAAGGAACTTCAGTTAAAGCTTGGTCTACATCAGATCCAAATTTGGCTATTGCGTCATAGAAGTTATTTTGGTCAAACAATATAGTTACTTCACGTATTTGCTTAACAGCAGAAGGATCTCCAAAATGTTGAGGATTCCACTCTATAGTCTGAACAAAGTGTTTATATACTGTAATATCGCCTTGAATGAACGGTCTAGCAGCATGTACGTATATTAAGTTGTTTGGAGCATCTATTTCCGTTATATAAGCCTCATAAGTGACGCTCTCAGGCTTCGTATAGTCTTTTAGAGTAGTTATAGTAGGTACAGCGTTAAGCTCGTCTACAAGCGTATTAACGTCCTCTAAGACGGTACTAATAGTTACTGCCTTGTTTGTAACATTTACTGGATCTAAGCTGAATAAATAGTCGTTGATAGCTTGGAATTTCTCTACCATATCGTCACCAGCACCCATTCCGAAAGATTCCTGCATAGTGCTAGAAGCTGGAGGTGTTATCCCAGTATCGAATGTATCCATTCTTCTTAATAATCTACTATTTATATAATTAATACTTATATCTTGAGTTTGTGTAATAACGTCAGAAACTTCAACATCGTCAGAATTTGAGATCTTAACCTCAGTTCCGTCAACTCCGTCAGCAGATATCTGTATTACAAATTCCCTATCACATTGATCTGTTCTGTCAAATTCTTTACGTTCCTGAGCAACATAGTTTCTATCACCATCACCAAGGTATATCTTAGCATCACGTTCCATTACTAGACCGCATGTTGCGCTATATTCCCACTTTGACCAAGTTCTTTCAAATATGTTATATCTATACGCTTGTGTTGCAGAAGTATCATCTTCATCTTGTGGTAAAAATAGTACATATGCTCTATCATTTTCGTAAGCTATTCCGAAAGTATTTGGAACAAAGTCAAACTTAGCATTTGCTATTTCATCAACTAAATTCTCAATTCCTCTTGATATTACTCCAGCTCCAGAATCTGTTACAACTGTAATACCTTGTTCAGTTAAACAGTATATTTGGTTGTTTAAAACAGCAGCACTATCTGGTGCGATAATTCTTGTATTATCCAGTAACCTAACCGAAAAATTTGGAGCAGAAGTACCGGAAACAATATAAATACCATCATCTTTAAGAACAAATAAATTATCCCGTAATGCAAGTATTCTTTTAATCTCTTCATCTTTAGCACCGACATCAATATAGTTAGCAATAGGAACCGCTTCTGGTTCATCTGCTTTTGAGTAATATAATCTATTTGGAATTTCTAAGTTATCTGATTGTAAATCTGTGTTAAATAGTGCAGTAAATACTACTGGAAACGGATTAGCTCCAGAAGAGTCGTAATCAGTATGTAGAATATAATCTATTTCTAAGTCTGTGTTACCGCCACCTTCAGTTACATTAGATACTGTATATACTCCAGAGAAAGATGGTGGTGCATCTGGATCTGAAGAATCATTTAAGAAAGAAAAGAACTTGCTATCACCATCTGTGATTCCAAGACCTATTCCAGCTAATGTTAATATAGTTGTATTTGTATTACCTCTTAATCTAGTTACTTGAGTTGAAACTCCTATTTCCGGACTAAACTCTCCACCAATGTCAGCAAAGCTTGGCTCTTCAACACCTACATATAAAGTATCGTCAGATAAATCTCTAGCTTCTAATAGTAGTTGACCCGGAAGATCATCAGCACCAGTTAAGTAAAAAGCATTAACAGGAGACTGTGAATCTTGATTGATTATTTTAACTAAACTTCTAGATGTTTGATCGATAGCTTGACCAACAGATACAGAAGTAGATAGTTCAAAATCACCACCTTCAGGAGTATCAGCATCTTCAACTGCAGCAGCAGTGTAGTACCTAGTTATAGTAGAATTACCTACTATGATTCTAGTTGTATCATTTACATAGTTATCTACAGATAAGATGTTAAATTCAGCTCTATGTGCAGATTTAGTATTTGCATAAAACATTGAGTTTCTAAATAAAGCAATATCCAATGCAATTGGTGGTGGATCATTAGATTGTAATATCCCAGATCCTGTTATTTCGTTTGTATATAATGGAGCACCAGCAGCTCTAAATGACTCTGGAGTAGTATCGGTGAATGTAAGCTCACCAGCGGCTATATCCGTACTTGTAACAGCTTTTTCATACACTATGTTACATTCATCACCCGGATCTATATCATCAAGATCTAAGCCTTCTATAGCTGTTATAATTCCTGTACGATATACTTGTACAAAATAGTTCTCGTCAATATCTGATGGTAGTATAAGAGTAAGGTCACAGTTTGCGTCATTACCTTCAACCACAGATCCTGAGACTATGTTGGATTGAGATATGGCTCCGACAGCAGCACTTATAATAGTAGCGTCGTGAGTACCTTCTTCATTTGATGTAATTGTTACAGTATTTGCTAATAATGTTACATTGTAAGTAGACATATTTAAAGCTATTTGATTTGCTAATATTGCAGCTACATCATTATTAGAAGCAACAGTACTAATGTCAACTTCTACGAAATTTGTTCCGAATGTATTTGAATCATATGGAGGCGTTATAGCAGGTGCTCCTGTCTTGAAATAAAAAGTAAACTTAGACCCAGCGGCAGATATGATAATATAATCTTGATCTACTAAAGGAGTTCCTACATGGTCAATTGTTAAGTCTTCACTTTGATATACAACAGCTTTATCATTACTATTAGCTATAACTTCTCTAGCACTTGGAGAACCAAGTAATAGGTTATTGTTATTATCTTTTCTTCCAAATAAAAATCTATATGAGACTTTAGATTGTGGTGGTAAGAATCCACCAACTGTATCTACAGCTTCACCTTCCATATAAGCAGCTTTAGGTACACCTGCTTGGTCGATAATTACTGTAGATGTTGATGTTAAATCTGATGTGGCTTTTACTGATATACGTTTAATACCTTCTTCGGTAGTAAAGTACATGTTACCTTTTGATTCTTGTGACTTAATTCTATATCCAGTACGTAATTCAGTATAAGAACCAGCTATATCTTGAAACAATCCATTATCGTCTTCAAATTGGATTTGATCTTCATAATGTCTGAATAGTCTTTCTTTATAATCAATTAGTTGTTTAACTGGTTTAGTAGCTGATGGATCAGTAGCATTACCATAGTCGTTAAACCCTCTACGTGGAGTTACAACACCGTCTTCGTCGATGTTTACGTTAGTAGCTTGTACTAGTGATCCTTCTTTTCTAGAAAGCTCAGATCCGTGCGTCAGGAGTCCTGCACACTTTATAAGATTAGCTCTTTGGCTCATTACCTACCTCTTCGTCTACGTTTAAATGCTCCAGCTCTAGATTCGTTTAAAACACCATGTCTAGGTTTAATTTTCTTAGGAGCAAGCTCAACTCTGTCGTCAACTAATTCCATAACAGATTTAGTCATTTTGTCCAATCTTCTCTGAGCATTACCGAGTCCTTCGCTATCCCCCAATGCCTCAAGAATATGAACTGCAGTAAGTTGAGCAAGCAAAGGGTGCATTTCCGTTGGTATATTTGGAACCGGAGATTCCTCCGCTTGACAAACATAATCACCTGCTTTTATGTCCCCAAGAACGTCCTCGATATCCGAAGTATTAAACTTGATGTAATTTAAACTTGTGTTTACTTCTAATTTTGGAATATCCCAACCTTTTATTCTATTTGGAGATCTTTGACCAACAATATCAAATAGTACTGTTGAAGCAAATTTACTTGGCATAGTAGTGAATGTTAATGTTGTCTCTGTTCCGTCATTTGAAATAGTTGTTATTTGACCAGCTTCCTCTGTTTTAGTAAGTACACTTGGTCTGATATAGAAATAGATACGTACTGTATCATACGATCTAGTTGGTTTTAAGAATTTAATTTGGTTTGATTCTACATAGAATTTATCCATTCCATGAGAACTTGCTGAATTATCATATGTATAATCAGGTAACTCGCCAATAGATATTTGTGAAAGCTCATATTGAGTTCCACCATTAATCAGTACAACGTCTCTTATCTTGTTTCCTACAGATCTATATGGAATATCATAAACCCCATTGTCATTTCTAGGTATGTCTATATGAGTAGTCAGATGCTCCTCATGTAGCGTCAATAGTTTGTCAAGAAGCTGTACATCTATCTCTTCATTAGAGATATCTAATATGTTCTGATCTGTATATACACTGGTGTCGTTAGGGATCATAGCACGATTACGCACTGATTCAACTAACTTATTTCCGGTTAGTACTCTGGACATGTGTCCTCCTGTTTAAATTATGATTCACATTCACAAGGTGATGCACTGCATACATCGCACTCTTTACTTTCTTCTTTTGAACCTAATTTAGCTTTCATGATTTGTTCAGCTTTAGATAGACCTTCCATTAGACCTTCTTTAGAGTCAGACATTACTGTTACTTTCTCCATTTTCTTAGGCATTTTACCATCGAATAAGTCTTTCTTTCCGTCTTTTTTCATGCCAACCATATCTGATTTAAGCATCTTAAGCATTTCTTTCTTTAGTTCTTTCTTAGACATATAGTTCTCCTACTATATAGTTGTTAAATTTTCTATCTATTGCACTATTTTTTTTGTATTTATTTTGTAAGTTATTGATTTTTCTTTAATTTTTCTAATGCAGCCATTCGATCAGCAGCAGCAGGAGAGTTACCGTAGTCCTTCTTAGCCTGAATCTCTGCCATCATCGTATTCTCGTCCTCTGGGGACATTCCAGCACTGTCAGCACTATCTAGGATAGGTACGGCAGCAGAAGCGTCCTCAGCCCCCATTAAGCCAGCCAGAGAGCCTACTATAGGTAACATCTTAAGTCCTTTAGAAAGAGGCTTTATACCTCGTCTCAGACTGTCTCCGACACTACTTTTCTTCATCATATCTTTCTTCATTTTATTATAATCAAGAGTATCTCCCACAGCTTCTTCCACTGGTAATCCTCTAGATATCTTAGCTGCCTTTCTTTTAGCATCTAATTGAGCAGCCCAATGATCACCACTTTTAACTTCCATTTTATCCGCATCTCTTAAAGTGTGGTCAAATACGTTAGATTGTGAGCTATTTAATTTACCCATATCTTTAGCATAACTAGCTTTACGCTTAGAAGCTCTAGCCTCTCTAATCTTCTGTAATGCAGCTCTTTTCTCTTGATCGTTCATTACTTTATCCTTTTTCCTACTTTCTTCATAATATCCTCTACTTCTTTAGGACTTATAGTATCTGGGTTATATTCTTCAGCCATTTCTGGAAACGCAATTGATATCACATCTCTATATACTAATTCAGAACAATTTTGATCTTTTCTAAATGGGTTTTGTATCTTCATCTTAAATACTTGTTTAGCAAAGTCAACTAGTACTATTCCCATGTTCTGCCAGAATCCGTATTTTCTACCACAATTATAGAATAACTCTTTTCTTATTTGGGAATATACATCATCTTCAACTTCTATCTCATATACCATAACTATAGTATTATCTTCTTCGAATACATGTTTAGCCATAAATCCAATTCCAGATCCCATAGAAGAGTGATATATTGAATCATCTCCCATATGCTTTGCAGTATTGTACATTACAAACGTATGAGAATAATCTGTTCCTAAATACTTTTGTAAGATTACGCTAAATATCTTATCATGCTTATTCTTTGAAAATCCAACACATATCTTTTTCATTAAAATCTCCTTAATATTGATTTTAGGTTTTTTTTTAATGTTAATCTAATCCGCCGATATCTAGTTGGGCTAAAATGTACAATCGTATAGTTGTTCCGTTTGCGTCTATTATATTATCTATCCAGAAGTCTGTAGACTCTTTAACATTATCTACAATCTGTCTGTTTGAATCTTCAGTAAACATTGTAAAGTCTTCTTTATTCTCTGCTAAAAACTTTCTTCCAAGTTTAACAATCCTAGCTTGTCTTTCTGGTTCAGACTCTCCCGATTTTGTAGATATTGTTGCCATCATCATTCCTAATATAGGCATCTGAAGCCCTTTAACAATATTACCTCTTCTTCTAATACCTTCTTCAATAGGATCTAAAGTTCCTTGGTGATATACTTTTCTAGTTACTTTAGTATTTGGATGATCTTCTCCGTTTTCTTTTATCCAAGTTCTAGTTGTAGTTCTATCTAATGCAAATCCTAACGCATCTCTAGTATATACAATATCTACTCTTATTATTAAATCTGTTCTAGCTTCATCAGAGAAGTGTTCTACTTTATATAACTCTCCTTGATTAAAATGTCTTTTAGGGTATAGAGTGTCAGTTAATCCTGAAGAATAATTATGTCCTTTTGGAACCTCTGATAACCTGTATTTTTTATTAGCGTCTTGTATATATCTGTATACTTTTAAATGATGATCTTCCGACTTAAAAGGAATATATTGGCTATCAAAAACCACGTTACTTCCATCCCAACTATAAGCTAACTCATCAAGTCCGTAATCCCCGTTGCTATCAAGTAGTTCAAATTGAACCTCGTCAGAAGTTAATTTAATAGACTTCATCCTAGTGTGAGTGTATGTTCTAATTACCTTATTTTTAATTTTATTTAAAATACCGTATTTTTTCATTACTGATGTCCTCCGTTACACCATTTAGTGTACTGAATCTCTACTTGGATTAATGATATATCTGATGTATTTCCGTCATTATCTCTTTGAATAGTTAACCATAATAGATCTCCAATATTTGATGAGTTTCTTGTGGTAAAGTCTGATATGTCTAGGTTAAATTCTATAATAAACTGTAAATCTTGACCCGGATTTGCAACACTTCCTGTTACCGTTTTTTGACCAACAGCAGTTGTTGGAGCAAGATTGGTAGCATCATATACTGAACTACCTTGGTTTGACGTTGAATATCTTATAGTGAAATCTATATCTGGCGAAACATCGGTTAGTTCTGAGTGTAAATGTAGTATTACTTTCATAGGACATGATGTATCTAAGTCTAATGGTAAAGGTCTAACTAATCCTACCCTATCTGTAGTAAAGGCGTCAAATTGATTCTCAATTCTACCTACTCCTAAATTATCCCCTATCCATAAATCTTGATTATTGGGAGATGCGTTAGCGGCTTGAAATGTACCAGAGTCAAATGGTAATATATTAATAGGTCTACCTGTTCCAAAATACTCAATATAACCATCTTTGTTTATCTCTGTTCTATTAGAATGTACTTTAAACTGTTCAAATACTGGAGCAGTTGTTAGCGTAGATACTATTCTAAACCTCATCCAATATAAAGGTAATCCTAATGTTACTGGGTCACTAGTTTGCCAATCATCTTCTATAGTGTAGTCAAATCTTACGTGTTCAAACCCTGTTCTTTGGAAAATCTCTTTCTTATGAGGTAAATATGTTCCACTAGAATCTGTACTCATGTGGTTTAATTCTATCCAAGAAGATCCGTCCCAGTATTCAGCAGCTATTTCTCCGCCTACTGAGGCAGTTAATGTATTTACCTTTAATCCAAAAAACGGAAACCTATTTCCTGTAACTTCTTCTGGTAATGCAGTAGCTAGATATATAGCGTCGTTAACTGCTGTACTATCGAATGTAAAGGTAGATCCGTCTGCACTAATTGTACTCGTGGTAATGTTCGTAAAAGTTCCATTGTAACTATACACAAGCATTCCATTGGTATAAGAGTCTCCTTCTCCTAAACAAGTTTCTCTTCCTTTTCCGGGAATACCTACCGATAGTTCTGATAGTATATTTACAGTTTTTTCACCTTGTATTTCTGAATAAACAAATCCTTCTATAACAGATGTTTCAATTATCTGAGCTTTAGATAAATCAACTCTACCTCCGTTTACAAATATATCTGCTGTTCCAGTTTGTCTTAGAGGTATAGTGCCTTCTGCGTTGTCTATAGAGTATATATTTACTTTACCTGTATTAGACCTAACATCTATAGATGATAAACAATATTCGGTTTTCCCACTGAAAATAGTTAAATCCCCTCCGTCTTGTACTAAGGCTACCGTTGTAGTTCCATTACCTATAAAGTATCCAGAATCTAATGTTATATTTGCTCCTGATTTTGAAACTATACAGTCTCCTGTAATACCGTTGCTTATACATTCGTTTATTATTGTTGATAATATTCCAGAAGAGGACGTTGAACATATCCCGTTAGCTGAAGTAGATAGTATTACTGATATTATCCCAACTAATCCGCTGGCTGTTCCTTGGGCTTTAATTAGATAATTAGCTGAGTTAGATACTCCATATAATACTATGTCCCTTATCGTTGTATTCTGTGTGACATTGATTAAATCGGCATTTGGATTAGCAGCTATTACTGTAGTTCTACTGCTTGATCCAGATAGTAAAACATACTCTGGTATTGTTATTGGATTTTCTATGAAACTTCCCGGTCCTACTTCTATATAAAATTGGTTTGTAATACTAGGAGTTTGAGTATTTATATAAGTTAATGCTTGGTTTATTGTTAAATAAGGCTTGCCTAAAGATCCATCGCCAGTAGTATCGTTTCCATTTTTAGATACTTGAATTTTATTTTGTACAGAAATGTTAGGAATTATATTACTAAAGTCAACGGTAAATGTTGAAACGTCATCTCTAGTGAAAGTAACAATCCCTGTTCCAGAATCTAGTACCCCAGAAACTATCCTTGCTAGGTTTGTGTCATCTATGTAGATTGAAAGATCTATATCAGTGTCTGATCCGCTTTCGTCCGTATACCTTATTATGTTTCCTATTTTTTGGATAGCGGTTACTGTCTGTGCCCCAACAACTGACACATTAAAATCACTTATAGTTGAAGACAACTGTGTTCCTGTATGATTAGCTCTACTTCTATTATCAGTATCCCTGCTATTTAATTGTGCAGGAGTTTCGTAGCCGTTAGGGTTACTTGCGTCATACTTTAAATCTAAAGCAGTTTGAGTTGCTGTAGATATTGGTTTATTTGCATCAGAAGTATTATCAACATTGCTTAATCCTACTTGAGTCTTCGTAACATTATGTGGATTATCTTGAGGTAGTGAATCATGAGCTGTTTCGTCTAAGAAATTAGAGTCATCGTTAAGTTCACTTATTGAGATATTAGCTGCGTTTACAGTTAATTCAATTTGTTCATTAGCACCTTCATTTGCAACGCTTATATCTAATTTATTGTTAGAAGATATAAATTTACTTTCTAAAAAAGAAGATGTACTTTGATCATTGGAACTTATCTTTAAACTGTCTATCTTTAATGAATTTAGAAAATCTTGTTCAGATCCAGTGTTACCTACATTTAACCAAGATTCGTATGCTGATGTTATTCCTTGTGGTCCTGCATCTCCTAAAATAGTAACATTATGATTAGTGTCTGCTAGAGTATCTACTGTTGTACTATTGTCTCCTATACCAGTAGTTAGTATAAAGCCGTTTATAGTTTTACTATCAACAAACCAGTTAGTATCTGTATTAGTTCCTAAGTTTTCAAAACCTGCACTAACTATGTAATCAGAATCCGGAGTGGGTGTAGAAAATGTATATTGGTAAGTTCCTGTTCCTGTTTTTACTACAGATATTCCTCTACCTTTTGATATTGTTCCACTACTGGATACGTTAGCAAAAGCATATACTCCGAATCCACTTTGTCCCGGATCTCCTTGTGGTCCTTGTGGTCCTTCAACTAACGCTGCCCCTATATCTACTTTTATCCTATCATTATCTATTAGATTGTCTGTTATAGTAGTTAAATTACCTTGTAATAAAGATAGTCCGTTTGATCCAGAAAGATCAGAAACACCGTCGTTTATTATTATATCACCAGATATTAACAAAGGAGCTATTTCAAGTAAACTATCTGAAGTAGCAACTAAATCGTAATCAGTTTGATCTACTATTATCTGCGAATTAGCAGGTACAGTTAACCCTATCGATATTAGTTCTATGTTACTTCCTGTAGTGTTTTTTAATATCTTACTCATTAATTAGTTCCTTTTAGTTCTAAACCAGCTACTACATTTTTAGCAGATCCGCCAGTTATTCTTAGTGCTAATTGTTTTCCTGTTGTTACAGGTATACTTACTATAAACTCATCCCCTCTACTAGCAATTATATTAACCGTAGTTAGTAAAGTAAGATTTATTTGATCTCCATCGTGAGAATATACTCCGATAGAGAATGTATTTATATCTTCATTTGAAACGAATACTCTAGTTATCTCAGCATCGTTTATATATACGTACCTTCCTGCTCTGTTTGATGATACTCCTTCATTTCTTAGCCAAGTATTTGATGATAAATTACCTGATCTACCGAAACTAAATCCCGGAGAAGCAGAAGAAGCTACTGTTTCTGATATCTCTTTTAAAGCTCCGTCAACATCAGTAGCAATTAAATCAGTAGGAGCTGGATCAAATACTACATTTTGAGCTTCTAACGCAAGTTCTTCATCGAACTCAAGTTCAACTCCGTTTCTTTCTGTAATCTTTACTTTTACATCATCAGCCATTTATATTCCATTATATACATAGGCAAGGGGCCTTGTCAACCCCTTACCGTTAATATTAAGAGTTTTTCTTAATAAATTCTACAGTTGCTAACATATCATTAGCGTTTTTAGCTATACCAACTTGCCAAACATATTGTCCAGATCCAGATGGAATAGATGTTGTAAGTGCAGATCCGTCCCAGTAAATTCTATCACCGAAAGTAGCACCTAAACCTGTGATTGCTCCAAAAGATACTTCATCGTATCTAGAATAACAAACTTCAAGTCCAATACCTTTTGACTCTAATGCAACACCAACTGCTCTGTTAGAAGTAGCTATACCCATTGGAGATACAGTGTCATCAGCAGTAAAGTATAGTAAATCACCAACAGTAACTGCAGCACCAGTAGTAGCACAGTCTCTATCGATTAACTTAGTTGCGATTTCAGCTAAAGCATCTTCAACATTTGTAGCGTCATAGTTAGCACCAGCATCTTCAAGTCCAACAAGTGAAGCACCTTCACCGTTAGCAGTAGAAGCTAAGTCTCCCCATTTAAGGTCTAGCTTGTCAATAGCTGCGTAAACTGCATCGTTGTCAGCTACAACATTTTGCTCAGTAAAAGCTATAGTTGAAGAAGTATCTCCACCTAATTGAGCTTCTAATTCGTCTAATGCAACTTCAACACTTGTACCTGTGTAGTATGCAGAAGCGTCGTTAATACCAACTCTTGCAGCACCTTCACCTAAAGTTGTAGAAGCTAAATCGCTTGCTTTAACAGCTAAGTCATCAGCAGCATCAATTGTAAAGTCAGAAGCAAACTCAATTGCTAATTCATCTGTACCAGTTCCTGCGAAATGTAAACCAGAACCTGAATCTAAAATGTCTACAGAAATTACGTTAGAACCATCGATGTCGATCCCGTCTCCACCAGAAAACGTGTTAAATGGTAAGATTCCAAATTCAAGAGGGTCTGTACCTACAACTAGTGGATTGTCACTAATCATTAAGTAAACTCTGTCAGCGTTAGCTGTACCTTCTTCAATAGGAACTACTGAACCAGCAACAACTTCTTCATCTTCATCAAAGTCTAGTGATCTAGTCATTGCTGAACCAGTACCATTAAAGATGTAGATACCGTTGTCGATTGAACTTGTTCCACCATTTACAGTTGAACCGTCTTTAACTAAAACTCTGTCACCGCTTGCTAAAGTAACACCATCGATAGCTGCCGGAGCTGAAGCTAAATCGATAGCTGCAGTCGTTGCTACTCTTGCTGGTACTTTATAGCTTAAAGAGTTAAAGCTAATCATAGATGGGTCGATTTTACCTTCTGAGTCTAGTACGATTGGTTTACCTGCATCAGCTACTCCGGTAGAGTTGTTGATAAAGTCACCAGTTTCGTACATACCAGTTGATTCTTCATAATCACCGCTTGCGTCTACGAAAATTGCTTTTCTAATTGCCATATTTAATCCTCCAAGATTTCTCCGGTATCAGGATTGATACCAAAGCTATGTTTAATTTTATATTTGTCTTTAATCTTTTGTGTATGTTTAGATATTTCATCTTCAGCTTTTTGGAGCCTAGTCTTCATACCTTCTAAGTTATTATTCATTGCTTGTAGTACTCTTTGATTCTCAAGCTCTGCAATCTTAGCTTTTAATAATCTTACTTGTTTCTTTTCAATCATAATGTCTTGTTCTAATTTAAGACTCCTTAATTGTTCAGAATTAAGTTCCATTTCTAAATGTTCTGCTTTAGTTAGCTTTTTAACTTTGCTCATTTTTAAGTCCTTTTAACTCTTATTAGTTGTGGATTAAAGTCCACTGTATCTACGTCTCTTACTGTTCCTAAACACTGTAAATATCCAGTTCCAACAGCTACATCAGTTATAGTCCCATCAGTATTTAAGAACACTCTAGAAGCCTTAGTTAGTCCTGAGAATCCTTGAACAGTTCCTACTAATAAAACTTTACAAGTAGTAGTTGTAGGTTTCTCAAGAACTATTCCCATAGTAGGTCTAGTGTCTGTATTATCTATTGTTTTATCTACTCCGTTAACTATCGTTAAGCTTTCCATAACTAAGTCGCCAACCGCTAATGATACTAAACACTCTCTACTGACTACTACAGATTGTGCGCTAATATTATCTTTAACTTGAACTGAATCAAATTGACCTGTAAATGGGTTAATAACGTATTTAACTTTAGCACTCATTATGCTGGAGTCTCCGTGTATGTTAATATACAACCGTCAGTGTCGTATGTTATATCTACTGTTTTAATTAATACAGCAAGTAACTTATATTCAACTTGAGTTATATTTCCCATAGTATCTCTAGCCGTTACTTCAAAGCTATCGTATTCTTTTGTAGGAACAGTGTTAATACTTCCGTCTGGGTTTATATTTAACTCATGCCCATCACTATCAGCTATTGTTACACCAGTAGGAGTAACTTCAAAACTTGCAGTATATGAATTGTATCTTAGTCCCTTTAAAGTATTTCCGTTATAGATAGGATTACCAGCAGTGTCATATTCTAAACACATTTCACCAACTTCAAAACTATCGCCTTGCACTAGTCTATTAGCTAAGAATCCAGAAGTACCAAGATCTATAGCTTGAGTATCTCCAAATTGGTAGTACTGTATATCCACATAAGAAGATAATAAGTTACTATCTAGTACATAAAACTCATCTGTACTTTCTATTGCACTTTTAACAGCGAACGCCACGACTGATGCAGGATCATTTGTAGTTAGGTCAATTTGATGCTCAACATCACCAATTCCCGGAGCACTTCCTGACCCTGAAACTTGAAACCAAAATACATGAGTCTTTTTAGTAATGAACTCTTGTAAAGTGAAGTAAGTTCCAGCTAGATCTCCTCCTGAGTCTGCTCGTACATTGATCCTATCAGAAGCTGGCGCACTAGCTTGATAGTATGTTACTTTGGTAGGTCTATCACTACCATCTAGTTCTTGTATAAAATGCGTATAAGCGTCTTTTAGTATAGCATTAGTCTCGTAATGTCTAAACGCTGATTGAAGCTCAGAGAACGCCATTTTCTGTGTCTGACCGGGATCAAACTGAGTATTCTTGACGTTTTTAAAGTCCAATTTATTGTCTTTCTTGTTAAAACTCATTTAACTTCCTTATTTGGTAGTTACTTTAGCTCTATATTTAATAGTACCGGAATTGAATGTTCCGTATGTACTTGAGCTATATGTTACTTGTCCAGAAGCATCTATGTCGAAGTTTACGTCTGAATCATCTCCTAAAGATGTTTCTGATAACTCCCAACTTGCTCCTTTTTGTATTCCGTGTAATTCATATTCTTCAAATAAATCTGCAGCAGCATCTATTTCAACTGATACTTGAGCTACAAATGATCTTACTGTTGCGTTAGCGAATGCTAGTCCAACAACACTTGCTCCAGCCGCAGATTCAGCAATTGCTTGACTTCCTTCAGTTAAATCTCCATCACTAAATCCTACATATGATTTCATTGCAGCTACTGATGGTGCTTGGTCTGTTTCACTTCCGGCAGTTGAGTTTACTACAGCAGCAGTTCTAGCTCCAGCAGCATCAACAAATGCAGAGTCGTTAGTAAGTGTTGAAATGTTATCACTTGGCTGAGTAGCAGATAATGCTTTAGATTCTACATCATCTAAATCAACAGCTTGTGTAACAGTTATATAATCTATTTTAGTTAACTGAGCTGGGCTTGCGTATTTATTAGTAGCACTTTCAGTTAAATCATCTGTATCTTTTGTTGCTAATCTTGTGTCGAAATCTCCGTCAAAGTCAGCGGCTACATACTTCTCAGTATCTAATTCTTCTAAAGCAGCTTGTACTTCTGTAGCAGCTATATTACCTGCTGGAGTTACGTTAATTTGATCAGCATTATGTTTACTTGGGTTAGCGTCTAGATGTGCAGCTACCGCAGATTCAGTATCTGTAGTTCTTTCAGCTAATTGATCTAATCCACCGTCAACATTTCCCGGATCTACTCCAGTATCCCAATCTGCTAATGTAGATGGTGTATATGTAATTTCACTTGCATCGTCTTTTTCAGCCACTCTAGCAACAACATAATCTTTTACTGCTTGAGCACCAGCTATGTTTGTATTTGATACTGCTAGGTCTAAATCAGTGATTAATACGCCAGCTTTTAGGTTGTCTGTTTCAATGTTAGATACAGTGTTGTTATCAACGTCTATAGTCTTGTTTATGACCGTTTGTGTATGGTTTGCAGTGATTATCTCGGACTGAGATCCGACCTCTCCTAGAGCCATTTTAGAGGCTGTAGTACTGTCGTATCCTAGTTCAACGTCAGTAGCGTCAGACATTTCAATTGTTAGTCCAGCATTACCAGCATCAGCACTAGCCTGAGTTCCACCGTTATTTACAGTAATATTAGCGTCTGTAACGTCTAATGTGTCAGAGTTAACAGAAGTTGTAGTACCATTTACAGTTAAGTCACCGTCAATTGTTAGGTCATTTACTCCTGTAACATTATTACTATCATCTACGTCAATTCCAGTAGCTTCTACATCAACGCCAGAAGTTCCGATAGACTTAACAAGCTTATTGTCAGTCATTGGAGTTGCAGCATTAATCTTAGTATCTAATTCACTTTGAATCTTATCTGAAGACCAAAGAGAAGTTGTTGTCGTTGTTGCGTCATCTAAAGCTCTATGCTCGTCAATGTCGTAGTTTAATAAGTTATTATGGTCAATTTGAGTCTCATCAACGTCAATCTTTATAAGCTCATTAGCTCCCGGATTTTCAGTTGTGACCAGTACTTTTGATGACTCTGCTAGTACTTTCTCTTCTAAGAATGCCGCTGAGGTATCGTCTATAGATACTTTTACTCTACGGTCATCAGAGCCTCCAGACCCGCCTATGTTAAATGATCTATATGTATTTGCCAAGGTTATCTCCTCTTAGTGTCTTCGTTTTGCTTTATAAACTATACTTTGTACATCTATGCTTCCAGTTGTAACTTCTATCTTAATTCTGATATAGTTAACACCTGTTCCACCAATATCCATAATGTCCGACCCTGTAGCACTAGTAATAACTTGTTCAGAATCTGTTATTGGTGAGAAGTTAACATCGTCATTACTAACTTCAAGCATTATCTTCATATCAACATTAACACCATTGTCATAAACAGTTTGGATTGAGAATTCATTCTCTCTATTCGATATGTCTATAGATGGAGTTACAAACTCAGAGTTTACAGTAGTAGCTGTTGAAACTAGTTCTGCAATTAATATAGTATCTAGTTTATTACCCATTACTTATCCTTTTTCTTAACTGCTGGAAGTTTAACACTTGCTAACATATCAACGATAAATACAATCATTTTATATGTCTTAGTTCCCATAAACTTATGGAGTTTTTTATCATCTTCTTGCTCAACTGTAAGCTCAACATATCTACCAAGGATAGCGAAGATAGGCTTAAATACCACTCTACAAATAACCATGATAGCAATAACGTGTTGTAACATCGGGTATGTTTCTAATAAAAACTGTATTTGATCCATTTAATCCTCCAAGTAATATGTAAATTTTTTAATAATCTTTTCACTTTGTCCACCATCCATAAATTCTGAAGGGTGTTTTCTTCTTAACCAGTGTTCAAATGCTTCAATTTCTATAGCGTCTGAACTTCCGATTTTCTTCGGTAAATCTCTTAGATATTGTCTGTACGTCATATACATTTTTCTATGTTTCTGATCTACAATAACATCTGCGATAAATAGCCAATCTGTAGCGCATAATATCGAATCACGTTTCTTGATCATTTGTGTCATTTTATTTTCACGATCATATAAATGTTCTTCAATATATTCAACTGTGTATTCAGCAGGGAGTTCTTGTTTTAAAAGTTTAACTCCCATTGGTCCAGTAACTTCTTCTAATAATTTAGCTCCGTCTATTCTATTTGGAGATGTAATTATTGTTGCGTCTTTACCTTTAGCTTTATGGTTTTTTACCCACTCTTCTGCTTCTTTTTGTGAAGGTAGTATGTTTGAGAAACTACCTCCGTTTAATTTAGTTATGATAACTTTTATCATTGTTATTTTATTCTTGCTATTGAAAATACGTTTCTTGATGCGCTTGTCGTTAATGCTTCAGAAGTTCCTGTGTTTTGATATGTCCTTATAGCTACTTCATCCCCTTTAGTTAGCAATATAGTATCGCTTACTTTAGCTGAGTGAGCATTAACTCCGTTTGTTGCAGAGAATTCAAAAATCTCCCCAGTTTCCTCGGAACCGTTGATCCAAATAGCTCCTACAACTACCTCAGAAGCGTCTGAATTAAGTCCAGAGTAAGTGGCTATACCTTTTATCCAATAAAGACCAGAAACGGGTATTGTGTATATTCCAGTTGAAATGTTATATGCGTTATGAGTATCGTGATCAATGTCTTCATAGATAACTACCTGTTCAACATTGTTACTAATACTTTGACCACTATTACTAGTATACCTAGCAGCTACTGTTTCAGTTTCTAGAATCGTTTGTGGTGATGCTAGTTTTATAATTCTTAGTCTGTGAGCTTGTGTATTATTAGACAGGGTTATATTAGCACCAGAACGTATACTTGCCGATTGACCTTTATTGAGTTTAACTATTTCAGTAAACTGTACCATGTCAGAGGCAATTCCTTCGTATGCTATAAAGTTCTGATAAACAGAGTCTACGTATAGTCTCAAGTCGGTGACAGTGGACGCAGTAGCTCTTACACTACCTGTAAATAGATATGTTCCAGTTTCTGGAGCAGTAAATTGAGTTCCGTTAAAAGATCCAGTCGTATCAACATATTCAGTAAAATCTATATCGGTGTTAGATGCGCTTATAACAGTTCCTGCATTCCCAGATGCTTCAACAACAACATCTCTTCCACCTAAGTCTTCTGACATTTTAGCGTTAGATGACCATCCTTTTATTTTAACCTTAAAGTTGAAAGAAATATATTGAGTTTGAATTACATCTGAATATTTATAACTTGCTATTGCCGATGGTTTCCATAATGACATCTCCGTAGTAGATGCTAAGTTTACAGCGAATCCACCATTACTATCGTTATAATAATCTCCGTTACCTACTTTTGTAAAACCGTCTTCAGTATTAAGCTCTCCTTCTAATCCATCAGGTAATGTGAATCTTAATTCGGTAGATCCTGAACCTGCCACTCCATCTTTTCTTAAATAAAAACTACCTTCTAAGTAATCTCCTACTCTTCTATATTGTAGTTGCGCTCCTCCCCATCCCGTTAGGTTAATTAAAGGTGTTACGTCCGATGCAGTTAAATTTATACTATCTGTAACAATAGTTCCATGAGCAATTGCAGTAGGTCCAACTTGAACATTATCCATTTTAACATCAAATGAATCTCCACTTTGCATACCTAAAGCATTATGAATTACTAATCTATAGTTAACTGAATCACTAGCTGTTTGAAATTGAGCATAATGAGTTCCAGAATTTGCATTAAGTTGTAAATCTTCACCATTAACTCTGATTAATTGTGAGTTAGTTTCATCGTAAATATATACTCTTAATTGTCCATCAACTGGAGTTGTTATTGAACTATCATCAATTAGATAGTCGAATGATATTGTTAATTTCTTAGCTTTATCTGCAGAATCAACTACGAAGCTTGAATAGACACCGTGACCTTGTAAATCACCTGCTGATATTTCAATTCCACCAAAAGTGAATGATCTAGATCCTCTTAAAGGATTAGAAGTTGTTGAAGCAATTCCTGACCAACCACCGTTTACTGTTCCACCAAAATCATCTGGTAATTCACCCGGAGTTGTATTTGCATAGTTACTAAAACCATCGGCATTTACTTCTGCATCTGGGTTAGTGATATAATTGATACCACCTGCTCCACCACCAACTTCTGCTAATGCTCCGTCTAAAACTTGGAACATCTTCTTAGTATCTGTGGCGTAACATAGCTGACCGTTAGAAGCAGTACTTGCGTATGTCTGTAAGTTAGATAAAGTATCTTTCTTTACGTCTGATCTACTTGGATCAATAATTGCAGGAGTTGTTATTGTAGCTCCTGATTCAATTACTGTAGTAGAATCCATTGTTTTATTACTGAGTGTTTGTGCTTCAGTAGTATTAACATTGTTTTGTAAATTTTTTCCTGAGCTGAAACTCATGTTATTCTCCTATTGGTTTTTTATAATTATTTAATTCTTGCTATTGAAAATACGTTATAATCTGGCGAAGTTGATGGTCCTGTCGTTGTTGATGAGTATGCAAAAATTTCAACCTCATCTCCCTTTTCTAACTTAAGTATAACATTCCCTTCTACATAATGTGAGTATGATCCATTAGCCCATGCTCTATTAAACGCTCTCTTTTTATTTACTCCGTTTACTCTTATTTCTAATTGAACGCCTCCACCTGCAGTGAATGCTACTGACCCAGTTAAAAAAGACCCGTTCATACTATATATACCAGAAGCAGGTACTGTGTACACACCTGTTGATGTGTCGTAAGCATTATGTGTATCGTGATCTATATCTTCATATATTAACACTGAAGAAGAAGTGTTGATAGTCTGAGAAGTACTGTTATCTGTTCTATAAATAGCTGCTACTGTTTCGTTTTCTAAAATTGTTTGAGCTGATGAGCGTTTAGTTATTCTTAACCTATGTAAATCTCCATCATTTGTTAGTGTTAATGTTTGGTCAGTTCTAAAGGTTACTACTTCCCCTTTGTTTAGGTAATATCCTGTAAAAAATGCATTAGTAACAATTGATGCAGCAGCTTTAGTATGTCTTTCTCTCTGAGTACCATCTACATAAAGATTTACCTGAAAAGATGATGAGGCTGTAACTCTTACGCATAAATCTATATCATAGTATCCTGATTCTGGTACAGTAAAGGCATCATTAGTATTATTTCCAGTGTTTCCTGCATTTGACCATGATGCTGTTGTGTCATATGCTATCGTCTTGAAAGGTATATCTTCAGATGATGTTACTGTTTCTCCGTCGTTTCCAGATGCTTGTAGTGCTATATCTCTACCACTAAAGTCTTCGCTCATCTTTGCGTTTGATGACCAACCTTGGATAGGTATTGTCGCTCTTAAATAAATCTGTGTTGTTGTTAAGATATGAGAACCTACATATGCTCCTCCAGTTCCTACATTATTCATTTGAACTGCGTTTCCATTATCTGAGGTTACTGCGAAAGCTGCCCAAGTATTAGATGCTGTTCCTAGATTATATTCTTCGCCGACACCTACTTTTCCTTTAACTTTACTTGCATCATTCATTAACCCTGTTGGTATTGAAAATTTTAAAACAGATCCTCCTGAACCTGCCACTCCTCCTACGGCTCTAATACCTATCTCAACACTATCGCCTACTCTTCTATAGCGTCCTTCTATTGCAGACATTACTGCGCTTCCGCCTCCGGTCATTATCGGAGTATACTCTTCCCAATCCGTAACAATAGTTCCGTGACTAATAACTTGAGGTCCAACTGAAACATTATCTAAAACAATATTAACAGCTAAAGCTTGAGTTGAATCTTGTTCAATTACTAATCTATACTCTGTTTCTGTAGAATCAGTTTGAAATTGAGCATAATGAGTTCCTTTTCCACCAAGTAAATCTTCACCATTAGGTCTGATTGTAACAGGAGTTCCAGAAGGATCTTGAATGATTAATACTTTCATATCTCCATCTGAGTAATTAGCGTCTGAAGCGTCATAGTCAAATGAGATCGTAAGTTTCTTAGCAAGGTCTGCAGAGTCTACAGTAAAGTCAACATAAACTTGTTCACCTGAAGCATCAGCAGCAGCTTTAGCAATTTGTAAAGAACCTAGTCCTCTTAATTGTCCAGAAGTAATTCTAGAAATAACTAGGTTTGTATCTCCAGTATATCCAGAGGTATCAACTTCAAAGTCGCTGTTTTCGATATAGTTAATTGCAGAGCTAGGAGCTTTCGCTGATTCCCAATCCCCAGAACCTGAGTTGTAAGTTAAAACCTCACCTTCGTTTGGTGCGGCAACTGAAACATCCGATAAATCATCTAAAGCAACTGTAGCTGCTTCTAACGTATCTACTCTTCCTTCAACTTCGTCGATTGCTGCTTGAGAATCTGTAGCAGTTAATCCTGAAGTAGAATTGTCGTATGTTATATCAGTAGCACTTGTTGCGATATCTTTAGCTTCCCATCTAGAGTTACCGTTATCGTAAATTAATGCTTGACCATCTGTAGGAGATGGTGCAGATACATCAGATAATTCATCTAATACTACGTCTTGTCCAACTACTGCAGGTCTATATACTTTAACTTGTAATGTATTTGCATCCTCTACATAAAATAGTGGATTTGAAAATGAACTTGGTTCAACATTTGTAGCTTGTCCTGCAACAGAATCTGATTGAAAGTAAAACTCTCCAACTGTATATCCATGAGCTGGTACTTCAATTCTTCCAAAGTCAGCAGCAATAAAATTATCTACATCAATTACTTCAACAATTGCGAAGTAAGCTAGAGTATCTGCATCATCAGATTGAGCTTTTACCCAAGTAGTTCCGTTATGGTAAACACCTTCACCGACTGCAAATCCGTGAGCAACTTGTTCTATTTCAAAAGAAGTAGCTCCGCCTCCACCAATAGCTTGAAGTTCGTTATCTACAATTTGATACATCTTTTGAGTATCAGTAGCAAATACTATTTGACCATCAGCAGCAGATCCAGCATATGTTTCTAAGTTAGCTTCTGTATCTTGCTTTACGTCTGATCTAGTAGGAGTCTCAATTGATCCTGATATTGTATTTGTGCTATCTAATGTTTTATTTTGTAATGTTTCTGTTTTACTTGGTAATGCGTCTATTTCCGTTTGAAGCTCATCTAAAGCTCCTTGTACGTCTGTAGCGATTAAGTTACCAGTTGGTACGTTAGATATTGCAGAAGCATCGTGAGCGTCTACAGCGTCTGCTAAGTGATCAGAAAGGCCTGTCTCAGCAGTATCTACTCTTCCTTCTACTTCGTCTATAGCAGCTTGTACGTCTGTAGCTGTAAGTCCACTAGTAGAGTTATCATAATCTATCTCAGAAGCTTCATTTTGACCGTCTAAAGCCGTTTTAACAGCTAATGCTGATGGTAGTTCAGTATCTGAAGTAGCAGTGCTTATATCAGTGATTAGAACGCCAGCTTTAAGATTATCTGTTTCTATATTTGAAATTGTGTTGTTGTCTGCGTCAATATCTTTATTTGTTACTGTTTGTACTTGATCTTCTGTTACGATTGATCTTTCAGCACTATCTACATACGCTTTAAATTTAAGCGCAGAAGGGTCTAATCTAATCTCACCTTCTAAAGTAGCTGCATCTGTGGAACCTTTTAACCTGATTCCTTTGGTAAATTTTCTGCTTTTAATTGCCATTTTGTTTCCCCTTAAATCCCCTTGTTCGATTCTCTCACGAAGTCCGGTTTCTAACTTTCGTTAGTTGCTAAAGTGCATCTTCATCGATAAGTGCCTTACCTTGAAATTTGATTTTTAATTCTTGTGTATCTGCTACATTTACTGATGTGAACTTAAATTGTCCTCCAACTGTAAATAATGTTACTTCTGTATCATCTCCAGCCATTTCTTCTGTAATATTGAATTCTACACCGTTATAAGCCCCTTCTATGACGAAAGACTCAACTTCTCTAGACTTCCCTGAAGCCACTGTATACTCTCTTGTGATAATTCCTGTAACTGATATTCTTTGTACGAATGATGTGTCAAACTGAAGTCCTGATACGAATCCTGTAGAAGTTCCGTCCAGATTGTCAGTTCCTGACAGTATGGTTTCAGTAGTAGATATATCTCCCGGTCCCTTGATCTCTTTTACAGCTTCAGTTATGGCATCAGCCCAACCAGTAGCCTCTTCTCCATAATTGGAAGATCCGGTGACAGGGTAGTCGAAAATATCGTTCCCTACTTGTAATTTTTTACTTGACATTTAATAACCCCTTGAGAGACAGAAGTCCCCTATATATAGTTGTTAAATTTTTGGACTATCATGGGAATTATTTTGGTTTTTCCAATGATAACAATATGTTATTGAATATAAAAAAAAAGGGAGGCATTGCACCTCCCCTATTTAACTTTAATTGCTTAGAATTAAGCTACTTTGATGTTGATAAGAACACAAAGAGATGCTGGTCTAGCAGTAAATAATGCTTGATCAGTGTAACATCTCATTTCGATACCATGAGCGTTCTCAAGAAGCTCTAAGTACTCTTCACCATCTGGTCTTTTGAATGTTACTTCTTCAGAACCAATTCTCTTAAGATCTTTCTCACAAGCTAAGTAAGAGTAACCTTCTTTTACGAAAGTAGAAGCGATTACTTTGATAGATCCGTTTTGTCCGTGGAACATGATTTCTCTTGATCCATTTTCTTGTTTAGCTGGAGAATATGAGCTATCATATTGTCTCTTAGCGTCGATTTCAGTTAATAGTGAGTTCCATTGCTTAGGGTTAACATAACAAGAAACTTCTTCTTCCATTAGACCTTTCTCAACCATTGCGGCGATACCTTCTTCGATTTTACCAAAAGAAAGAACAGCAGCGTTAGTAGTTGCATCAGTTCCAACTTCTACGATAGACCCTTGAAAAAGAGGCTCTGCAGAGTTGTTGATTCCAAATAGGCTTGATGTTTCAGTTGCGATTCCGTGAATTCCTAAAAATTCATTTCTTACACCAGCGTTAGCAGCAGCACCTTTGAAAAAGATAACGTCGTCAGCTTGAATTTCAGCAGCACCTAAGTTACCAGCAGCTTTCTTAAGAGTAACTGATCTGTCAGCTAAAGAGTAACCTTCAACTTCGTAAGAAGCTACTAAAGAACCTGCAGAGAATACTTCAACTTCTGCATTAGATGTACCATTCCAGATACCTGCAGACCATTCAGCTTCTTGAATTGAAACTGCTTCAGATGGAGCACCACCAGTAATATCAGTCTTAACTACACCAATTCCAGATTGTCCGTAGAACATTTGTACTTCTAATCTGTGGTATACTGATTTAAGCATGTTACCTACCATAAGGTCCATTGCTTTTTCGATTGCTTGCTTGTCAGAACCTGAACGAGATAGAGCACCGATAGAGATAGCAGATCTTAATACTAATTCTCTAGCTTTGATTGAAGCTTTTCTCATTTTGAATTCTTTAACGTCGTTAAGTGTAAAAAGAGATCCATCCTCTCCACCATAAGTAAATCCTGATTCTAAAGATAGGATAACTGGTTCATTGTAGCTATCTCCTACTTTCTTAGATGTGTCAAATTTTACTGCGTTGTAAAGTTTAACATGATCAGGTACTAATTGTTGTACTTTGTCAGCGTATCTTTCCTTAAAAAGACCGTTTAGCGTTGATACTTCGTTTGCCATTTTATAACTCCTTAAAAAATAGTTAATTGTGAGAACCGTTGTTGGTTCATGTGTAAAATATTATGATTTTGTCACACTTTTCACTTGACAGGTTTGGTCTTAATTGGTATTCTCTACTACAGAGCCTCAATCCGTTTCAGGGTATGAAGATGGTTCAAAAAGCCGACATAAGCCTACTATTGTAAGCTAGAGGGACTTCCTCGTTAATATAGTTGTTAAATTTTCCACACAACTAGTGGTTTTTTATACAATAAAATTCAATATTTCAATAATATCAATGTCTTACATACCCATAAAATCTTTCAAACTCATCTTTTTAGACGGTTTTTCTTCTTTAGATTCAGGTACAGACCCTTGTTTGATGTTATTTATAGTCTTAACTTGCTTCTGAGCTTGTTGTACTCTTTCTTCTCTTAAGTTATTAAGAATATCGTCACCTAATAGTGCTTTTAGAGCAGATGTAGACTTTAAAGATCCTGCAATAGTTCTGAACTTGTTCTGAAGCTCTTGTTTAACAGTCGGAAGTACATCCTTAGCTGTAACATCTTCCCATCCGTTCTGCATAGCCCATAGCATATTATCTGCTACCATAGCAATTACTTCTGGATTAGCTGGAAGTTCTTTATCACCTTCTAGAGCACCTAAAATATCAGTTTCGATCTCTTTCTCAACTTTAGCCATTTCAGCGTTTCTTGTTCTTTCTTCAGCATCTTTCTTAAGTCTTTCGTTCTCTTCTCTCATCTTTTGGATTTCAGAAGCTCTTTGCTCTTGTTCAATTTGCTCTGGAGATTTAGCATTTTGAGCTAAATGATTCTCAATTACTTGAGCTGCAAATGTAACAGGGTCAATATCTAACTCTTGTAATACTGCTGCTGTATCTGATTTAAGACGCTCAATATCGCCTTTATGAGCTTTCTGAGACTCTGCTAAGTGTTGCATAGCCTGACGACCAGCTAAAGCCATTTGAAGCTCTTTCTGAAGTCCTTCTTCATCATTAAGGTCAATCTGACGCTTATACTCTTTACCGTTTACTTTAAGTGTAAACTCTCTAAGCATTTCTTTAACTTCTTCTTCAGAAGCACCTTCTTCAATTGCTTGTTCTACTTCAGCTTTTAACTCTTCTTCAGTTTCAGCTTGAACACCTTCTTCACTAGAAGCTTCTATACTTGATTCTTCTGATGCTTGAATTTCTTCTGATTGATTTTCTTCTGTAGATACTTCTTCTTCAACAGATTCCACTGCTGCGATTTCTTCACTCATAAATGTCTCCTTTACTAGTTTTTATATGTAGTAAAATACTCCGCCTTTATTGGTAGGAGTTTAGTTTTTTTCGTGTTTCTCTTGAGTATAATCTTTAGAGCAGATACCAAAAGTCCTGTCTCTAGATTCTCTTTTTAAATTTACTCCGAAAGATTCTAACTTAGATCTTGCTGTTCTTTTTAAAACATTTAGATTTGTATATTGTTTACTTTTAAAAACAAATTCTTTTGTTCTTTCGTTTCTGATACCATAGATCATCTCTTCAAGGTTAAGTACTATTTTATATTTAGCACCAGTACGTTCTGATACATACTGGTTCAATGAAATAATGCAATTATCTTTAGTCGGATGATCGACGTATCTAATCCTGTTTCCAGCCATTAGCTACCGCCACTGTTCTTAGCCATAAGTTCGGCTGGATTAGTTGGCTGAGGAGGTAGTGTACCATCGCTTACTCCAGCAGGTTGAGCTGGTTGTGGTAAGTTCTGTGGTCCTAAATTAGGGTCCATCATCTGAGCTGGTCCACCATCAGGCATATTAGTTCCTGCTGGTTGTTGTGGAGCAGGAGCGTTACCTTGAGGTCCACCCGGCTGTTGCGGAGGTGGAGCTAGTGGTTGCTCTCCTATGATAGATAAAATATTCGGATCAGTAGTCTGTAATAAATTAATATGTTCTTGAATATGATCTAGTACCGATTGAACTAGTTCCGGATCTCTTCTTAGCATATAGTCAGAAAGTACTGATCTATGTTCTTTAATATGTAATGAGTGATGGTCAGAGAATATAGCGATAACTTCTTCATCTCTTACTAGAGCTTCGTTCTCACCTTTAATAGTCATCATCTCGTCCATCTTACCTTCAGTTAAGTAGTCAAGATTACCAGTATTCATAACCATTAAATATTTCTCAGGACTATCAATAAGTCCCATCTGTAAAAGGTTCTCTGCTACTTGAGCACGACCTGCAGTAGTTTGCATTAATGCGTTTCCAACATCAACAACAACTCTGTTAATAGATTTAATATCGTCTGACTTAAACTCTTTCATTTCGGTCGAGTTATTTAGTCCGGAAATTGCAGCAATTCTAGGAACATTTGCAAAGTCTTTTAATAAGTTAATTAGTCCAGTTCCAACGCTTTCTAATAATTGAATATAAGATTGCTGAAGTCCAGATACAAACTGTAATGCTTGTGACTGTACTAATGCTAATGCGTTACCTGATCTTAATGATTGTTCTGGATTACCTCTTGCAACAGAGTTTACACCAGAAAGTGTTTCCATAGTTTTCTCAAGAAGTGACATCAGTTGATATACTTCTGGAGATGTCTTTACTAAATCTAGAGGTTCTGGTTTACCCATTCCCGGATCGTATTCAATAAAGTTCATACCTTCTGAAACCTGTTCAACAGAAACTCCGTTTCCTCTTGGGTTTAGAATGTTTACAACACCAAATGCGTTAACATTTGTTGCAGCCGTAGAATAGAGACTATTCAGCATATCTTGAAGTGGTAACAAATCAAACATGTCTGTATAGCCATATGGTGTTCCCATAATTTCACTTGGAGTAATTCGATGCACTGGCAAGTCTCTATACGGCATTACGGTATCTTCCATGATAGCATCAGCGTCAGCATAAAGAACATAACGTCCATTAGGCATTGACTCTGTTCGCTTATGAAAAAATTCATAAACTGGGATATCTTCGGTTTGTTCAATCGGGTGCGAAAGAACTCTCCTACTTCTTTTTTCTTGTTTATCTTTTGTGTCTTGGCTTAACAGTTCTTCTGCAAGTTCTGGGTACTTGGCAGCTAAATCGAACTTGTTAATAAATGATCTACAAAGAACCCAATCGTTCTTCATATAATCTTCTTTCGTAACATCAAATACTACGTCAAATGGTGAGAGTAATGTAAATTCTACATCTCCTTCATAAATAGGAAAAGGTTTGAGTGTTTCACCCTTCTCTCCTAAAGGTTCTCCGTCTTCATCATAGTCGTGGATGTCTTCTTCATCAACGTCAACATAGTCATAAATCTTGCCTTTGGTACTATTCCACTCTAATTTAATGTATCCTGAACCCAGAACAATGGCGTACTCTACGGCCTTCTTTATGATTGTCTCAAGCTTCATTTCACGCATGTAATAGTCCAGAAGTCCATTTCCGAGTTCAGCTTGTAGTAGTGATTTTCTATCTGTATTGATAGCTCTACACTGGAAGCTAGGTCGTGTGCTTGTTACCATAACGTGAATATGTCGTGCTAAATTTCTATAGTGATTTACGGCTAAGTTTACAAGTTCACCTTGTTCTCCGCCTGTAGATAAGAAATGACCCTTACCATAGTATTGACCGTAATAAGCTTTCCAAGACCTTTTGATCTTGTCAATATAATCCGTATCCATAACACCTTTAAACCAGTGTTGTGACTTTCCGATCAATGTTTCTACGCATTTATCCGCTTTCTCAGCAGCGAAGTATTTCTCTCTACTCATGTCTATTTCCTTTCTTAATATTTAAACTTGCTTCTAACACCTGTAGATTTTCCCAAACGTGGAGCCCACAAACATCTTTACCTTGTAGTGGCACTATATGATCTACGTGGTATTTTAAACCAGTTAATTCTTCTAGTTTCCTAGCACCTATGTAAACCTTTTTTATCTTCTCACATTCAGACCAATCAGGAGTTGCTTTTAATTTTAAAGATCTCCTTTTAGCACAGTTGTTATTTATACTTCCTCTGTTTTGTTTCGACCATTCTTTGGTCAAATAAGCTTGTTTTTCTTTATTGTTATCTCTCCATTTCTTGCTAGATCTGTTAACAATATCTGGGTTAGTCTTTTGATACTCTAAATTCTTTTTTATTATAACTTCTTTATTTTTTTGATAATATGCTTTTTTGTCTGCTTTAGAACATTCTTTACATCTAGACTCTCTTCCATATTTACCACTTTTTAGTTTATGAAACTCTAATATGCCTTTTTCTTCTTTACAAATACTACATACTTTAGCTTCCATAATAATAGTCCTTTTTTAGTACCTTCATATATAGTTGTTAAATTTTATACACTTCTAGCTATTTTTTTTCAAGTTTTAGCAGTTTCTTAATGAAATCAGCCGCTTGTGAGGCGTTTTTAGTCTTAAATTTAGGACTCATGAAGGTATTTTTGTTAATATCTAGTCCATAGTTCTCTGGAAACGGGTTTGTACCTAATCTTACGTTCCTAACTAAGTATATAAGCGCATCTAAAGCATCTCCATGTGATCTTAATAGTCCAGCAGAGTCGTTTCCTTTCAAATGCTTGAATTTACCTGTAAATGTTCCTTGTTTAGTATAGTGCCATTGAGTATATTTAAGATGGTATATAAGATTCTTACATCTTGGGTGTATTATGATCCTTTCAGATTCTACCCATCTTCTTACAGTATCAACAGCTTGCTCTTTATTATGTTTTTCAGTAGGCATGAAGTTCATACCATAAAACCTAGATAAATCGTTTATAAGCTTAAGGTCATTATCCATTACTCTTAAATAAGGCTTCTGCTTATCTCCGAGGGCCGTAACAAACCTCATCTCTTCTTTAACCATTATTTCTTTATGTAATTTGTCCGTTGTTAGTTCTGGACCATTAATAACGTATTCATCTGTAATTACTAGCTTATTGAGCTTCTTATCATAGTACGAGAATAAGAATACAGTTAGATCGTGAAATCCAACATCTCCAGAGGTATAGAACTCACAATAATCTGGAACTTCCATATCCTTAACTACGGACTCTTCTACGGCCGCAAATTCTGGGACTACGTTGGCTTCAGATACATTTGGAATCTCACACAAATACTCGCATCTAAATTTGACATTCTTCTCTCCACCCGGATACCTAGCTACAATCCTAGCTCTCTGCTCTTCAGAAACCATAGGCGATGTAGTGTAGTCAAACTTTAAAAGCTTTCCAGCAGCTTCTAGAGGGTTCACAAAGAACTCATGAAAGTCATGGTTCGGATCTTTGTCGTTTGGTGTGGATGCTAAATATATTTTACCACCAGTTGTATCGGTAGTAGGGGCAAGTACTGAATATACTACAGTCTCTAGCTCATCCATAAATCCTGCCTCATCACATATACATAAATCAGCCGATCCCCCACGGAGGTTATCGTAGTTTCCATTATCTGTACCTGCGACTTGTATTTCAGATCCATTAGGAAATAGCCACACCTTCTCTTGAGTCTTCCACTCCGGTTTCATATCCTCCGGACAGTTAGCTATGATCTCACGTATTCTAGGCTTTATAACCCTCTCAACCATTTTCTGTTGAGGACATGCATATTTTACAATAGCTCCGGGTTTTAGTAAGCAGGTTTCAATTGCCATAACACATAGAGTATACGACTTACCATACTGTCTGGATATCAGACATGCAGATATATCATCACCAGTATTGTTGAAATGTTTATAGATTTCTTTTTGATTACCCTTAAGTTTCCAAGAAAGTATACCTTCCCTCCAAAGAGCGTCAATTGCTTCTTCTTCGGTCATTTTCTTAGCCATTACTTCTTACCTTCAACTATCTTCAGTAGATCCTTAACGTCAGCTTTCTTAACTTTCTTTTTAGAATCGTTACTAAAGCCTTTGATCATTCTGAGGTTTCTATGTAGTATGTCGTAATTCTGTATATCAGTCTTATCAGCTATCTTATTCTTAACAGCATCTAATATCTGTTCAATGCCTAAGATACATATCTCCTCTTCTGGAGTAATACTTTTAGTCTGACCAATCTCTTCTTCAAGACCGTTCTCTTCGATAACAGCTCTAAGTTCTTTATTTTCTTTCTCCGCTTGAGACAGTTCTTTCCTCAAAGCTTTAAGTTCCATCTCAAGTTCCATTATAATTAATTCATCCATCTAAACATTCCTTGATTATTTCATCAGTCCTGTCGAATCCTAGAATTTCACTAGCTTCTACGAAACTCTGTGGTATGTCGAATAGGTCGCACTTCTCGAAGTCCTCTCTATTTATAAAATCTCTTATTATCTTCTCACAATCTTCTATCTCCATAACAACTCCCTAGAAGTGAAATTTACTCTCTTCTTTCTTTTTGTTAATATCGTGGATAGTTAACTTACCGTAGTTTTGGTTAAGTTTAACAATCTCCCTTTCAACAGCAATGATCTCATTTTTAAAGATCTTAGCATAATCAGGCTTCTCTTGATTAAGTAAGTAATACCTATATCCACATAAAGCAGATACTGCTACTATAATAATCGACTGTGCAATGTTTGGGGAATTGTAATAGAAAAATGGTACTAGTGCTAATAACAGCACAAATGGTAGTGCTTCGATAAACTTATTCATGTCTCTCCTTTATAAAGAATATCTAGCAATCCAGTATGGGTATGCTATTATTTCTTGTTGTTCGGTTTTGCTCTTCTTTTTAATGCTTCTCTAATTCTAGAGAACCTCTCCTTTTTTTGGGTTTTTGTCTGCGATCCATCTTGGACCTTTTTTAATATTGGACTAATAGCTTTAACATCTATTGCTGACATTACTTTCTCCTATTAGCGTCTCTCATTTGTTTTAATATTTTCATCTGCTCTCTAGGATCTATCTTCTGCATAGCTCTATCTGTAGCAGTATCTTCAGTAAGGTTAGCTTGATCTGCCTCGTTATCTTTAGCTATGATACTATTAACCTTATCTCTCATGGATTTAACATCGTCCATGTATCCCTTATCTTCTCTTATTCTTTTTCCAGTATCATGTCCAGCTTTCAATCTTTGTTTCTGCTCTGGAGTATACTCAGTACCTTCAATAATGCTATCTATACTTCCTTCAGCAGGACCAGACTCAGCAGCATCAGCCGCTTCAGATGCTAACATAAGAGGTCCACCAATAGCTAAACCAGCAGCTCTCTTTAACATACTACCACCAGCTTTAGATCCTAACTTCTTTAGTATATTCCTTTTTACTTCTTTAGTAGTATCTCCAGCATCTTCTATAGAAGGTAGCCATCTTGTAGTCTTACCTCTAGATAAAGCCTTATCCATTAACTCTTTACCTCTTAATGCTTTATTCTTAGCTACATTATCTTGGAAATCAGCTTTAGATATTGTTTTACCAAACTTAGCCTCAGCAGCTTCTCTAGCTATATTATCATCAGCTTCTCTTCCTAATATATCACTAGAACCCATCATATCTGTTGCATCTGGATCAAGAGCTTCTGACATAGATATCTTTCTAAGTCGTTGCATCATGTCTTTCATACTATCGTCTGCCATCATCCCTCCACGGTAATGTACATATATAGTTGTTAAATTTATATGATATTTGTACAGAAAAATGCTATATTTGAATAATATTAATAAGTTACATATTTGAATAGCTTTCAACTACCCTTATATAATAAGAAGTTAGTTAAAAACCATTAGACTTATCTTGAGTTCCTGTCTAAAGGCGATAGATTATTAATCCCAATGTATCCTTGTAGTGTAGGCCTTCCGCTGGACTCTTCTGAGTGTCGAGTATCCAGTAAGCGACTTTCCTCACGCTTCCCTTCGGTCTTAACCTATTTCACGGTCCTAGACTACAATTACTATTAAATATACTGAATAATATTTTATTTGTCAAATACTATTTTAATCCTTGACAGTACTTGTACTAACTGTTATCTTAGAGTATGGCTAGGAAAAAGAAGAAAAAAATAGTTGAGACTCTGGGTCACGTAGTTGTGGCTCAGATTCCCATGATAATAACATTTGACGAAGATCATGTAGAATTTGTTGCAGATTATTTAGAATCGGCTATGAATAGATCCTACGAGATAATAGACATGTTTGGTGATCTAGGGGGAGATTTTGATCCATTTGACGACGAGGGGTGAGAATTTAAGATGGTCCGATATTCAGACAGTACGACTTTAGAACTATATTTTATACCAAAGGAAAAGGTGTGACGGATAAACATAACAGCTCTTCTTTAAATATAGATCACATTAAGCAAGTGACAGATAAACATAATGACTTCCTTATAGACATCAGAATGACTAGTTTCTACTATCCGGGCTACGCTGCGTTCCCAGAAAGCTACGATTACGACTATCAAGAAGAGTTTTCAAAGGTTATTGAGGATTTTGCACTATTCTTTAGGGCAGATATGATGTATCTAATGAATGGGAGGTATGAAAGATTTATAGCCGAAAAAGTGGACGAGGACTTCACAGACCTTATGTTAGATCCTAATTTATATCACGACCATTTCATAATTGTTAAGCCAAATAGACTAGCATATAAATTATTTAAAAAAGATATTCTTTACGTTTACGAAGAGGATGACCACTTTTTAGTGGCTAGTAGTCCGAACGCACAACGTAAATTCAGGAAGTTAAGAGGTATAAAATGAAAGCAATAAAAGAATTATTCCTAATCTGCGACATAGAATCTGATGATAATTCAGTAGGTTGGAGACGTAGAAGAGATGCTATGGAGCAATGGGTAGAGAGGTATTTGTCTACGGTAGAGACTCAGCAAAGTGTATTAAATCCTAATGTTTTCGAATCAGAATTTATGGATTTTATTAAAGAGTCTATAGCAAAAAAGTTGGCTGAGGACTTGACAACCTCCACCAAATATGAGATAACTGATAAGAAGATAAAAGCTAAACTGGTGGTGTTAAATGGCAACAAGTAATAGATATCCAATAGTTAGGCGTAATAATCTCAACGTAATGATAATTAGAACAGAAGGAAATGGTGACAATTTGGACTTTATAAGCTTTGTAGAAACTGACGATGGTATTAAATATGAAGATACAAGTGGTCATAGAATGCCTTTAAAGGATATAATTATAGAATCTAATAGCGGAACTTTTGGCCTAGAGAGCGTTGTTAAAACTAGACTAGCAGAAAAAATGTGCAAGGTACTAGGGGAAACTGAGAACTATTATATTATTAAGGGAGAGCAGTAGTGGGAATGGGAACTATAAGAGTACCTAGAGATGAAGAAATACCTATATACAAAACGGTAAATGATACTAGGCTCGCTCGTAAAATGTTCCCGGATTTTACTGATAATAAAGATGGAACCTTAAGAATAATAACTGGTTACGGACCGGAGCCTGTTATAGTAGGTTCAGAAAAGGGATTTACATATATAGGAACGCCAAAAAAATGAGAATACCACCAAGAGCTAAGAAATCACAAGAGATTATAGACCAAATGGTTAACTGGTTGAACTATTATATGGGAACTAGGCCCGAATTTAAGGACTTTATCAGAAATGATATCAAATACTTAGAAGAATACCTATCAGAAATTAGTGAAGAGCATAAAGTTCACAATATTAGATTTGCTACTAAGTTAAAGAGTCTTTGGAAGTGGGAATTAGAGGAAAAAGAAAGAGAAATCAAGCAATTAAAGGCGGAATTGGATGAAAAATAAGAAAATAGGTCAGGGATTAGGGACACAGATCGATGAAAGGTCAGGAAACGCTAGAGCTTTGGCTATGTCGCAACAATTACAGCAAATGGGAAACCTTTCTGGTCAGACACAATTAGATGTTCTTTACCAAAAAAGAATGGCTGAGTATGAGAAACAAAAAATGGAATATGAAAATCAAAAAAGACAACATGAGATGGTAAAAGAAGAAGCACTTAGTAGATTAGACGAAGTACTAGAAAATTCTGGAATACCACTAAAAGGATCTGATTATTTTAACATATATACCGATATATTCACAGAGGTAGACGCTATAAGATGTTTTGGTAAGAATTATAATCCTAAAGAGGTTTTTAATGAAGTATTTACAAAGTATATGAATAATAACTACGATGAAATAACAGATACTAGGCTGGCAAGAAAGATGTATCCAGACGCTAGGCCTAATAAAGACGGTAAGTTATACGTGAAAAAGGAAAAATAGTTGAAAAATAAGCGTAGAATAGAAATATACCCAACAAATAGAATGGCAGAACACGTAATACGAGAATTCCACGATAAGAATGCGGAATTCGTATCATTCTTCGACCTTGGAATGAAAACACTATGTTACAAAGGCACATATATAGGATTCAGAGGTGAAACATACTCCAGAAGACTAGAAGGTTTACAGTTTGATGAGCTATATGTCCACCCAGATTGTAAATATAGGGGAGTTTATATCTCAAGAGCTATTGACAACGGTGCAAAGATAGTGTATAAAATATAAAAGGAGTTAAATAATGATAAAAAGAGATATAAATATGTTAGAGTATCTATGTAAAGTTAGCCCAAAAGAATTTACAAGAAAAACGAGAGAAAGCGGGCCTATAAGAACATATTTCTACAGAAAATGGATATATTCTCCGATGGGAGGTTTCGAAACATGGGACACAATGGCAGAAGTTAATCTAGAAAAATATAAAGTTACATACTATAACGGATGGGGAAAGAGGTAAATATGAAAAAATTTAAAGTATTATGGGAAGAGAGAGTTGAGAAATCTGTGTGGATTGAAGCCTCCTCTGAAAAAGATGCTGTAGAAAAACACAATGAAGGCGAATATAGTAATGACTCAGTAAATGAAGAGTGGTTAGGATTCGACGACTCTTACGTTGTAGATAGCAAGGATATAGAATAATGTTCGACTATATGGTAAAAGTACTGCCGAACGGTAACTTATTAGTGCGTGACAGCCATTCTAAGACATCCGAGGCTATTAAGGCAAGTGAGATATCGGATTATTTCCAAAAGGCTTTAAAAGAGCAATTAGAGGCTGAGAAAGAGAATGACCAGAAACATAAGGATGTTCGAGAGGGAGCCTTTAAATTATGAAAAGAATAGAAAAAATGATGACATACAGGAATGATCCGTATTCTAATAATATAATAGAAGACGATTATCAGTTAGTAGGTATAGATTATATAGTCTCTGCTTGGAATTGGGACCACTCTAAATCAAACGACGAATATTACTGTGTAAAATTAGCTCATTTTGGAAGTATTGTCCACATAAAGAAGGAAGACCTAGATAAAAAGGTAAAAAAATGAATAAAACATATACAAGAATGCAAAAACAAGTAGTTAACGACACTAGGTTAGCTAGGAAGATGTATCCAGACTTCACTGATAATGAGGATGGTACTATCACAATTGAGGTTGAAGTAATCTCAGACGGATTCGGGTCTGGTGGTATATTGACTGCTACAGACGTACAAGATGCAATAAATGATATGCTGACCAAAGGCTTTGCTGCGCCATCAGAAATCATAGTAAACCCTAAACAATACGCAGAGTTACAGAAGTTAATAGATCCAGATGACATGGATATTAAGGTTAGTAACTACTGTCCTGATGACAAGGTATATATAAAATAGGAGAATAAGTAGTGGGAATAGCTGTAGGTATATTGTTAATAGTTAATATGTTTTGGATAATGCCGACATTATATAGAATTGAGAAGTTATTGGAGAGAAAATGAAAGGACATTACGAAGACGATACTGACGCAAAGAGATTATTATTAACTATATTCTGTGTAGCCGCTATTTCAGGGCTATTAAGCGCATTTATTTATTAGGTGTATTATGATTGAAAATGTTATTAAAAATATTTGGATTACAACTAGGATATTAGCTGGAGCCTTGACAATACTGGCGGCTATTAATCTATCAAATCAAGATATAATAGGAACATTACCATTTATAAGTATTATTATATGTGGATTCTTTACAATAGCTAAACAACATGATTAGGTGTATTAACATAAATATACCCATATCTGTTTTCTGACACTACTTTGACCAATACAACTGACTTAGAACCACATACCCCCCTACCCCCTAAATATATTTTGTTTACATAGAATATACGCACCTATCTTGGCATGGATCTTGCAGTAGCAATCGGAGTGCCACTCTCCACTGTAAATAATATTTATTGTATCGGCTATAAGACTTGGCACGGTACTTGCAGATGCATACCATATGCCAACACATAGTGCCAACTATATATGGCAGCTCAGAATGCTCTGTGTCTGCGTTTGTGGGTATAGTGCTTATGATTGTATAGGTTAATTTCGGAGGCTTTACAGAGGCTATTCTGTACGTGTGAGGAGTCAAGGTTATTTATTAGATAGTAACATTGTTTATTAGCGAATTATTATATTGGTAATATGCGGATAGTTAGCGTATACTAGTATTAGGAAATGACACAACGTATTACGGGAGTTATATATGTTAATAGAGTGGATAGTCGGAGTATTATATGCAGTACTGAGTATGTTTGGTAAGGTTGTTTATATGATTGAAACGTATGTAAGTAGTGATAATTTAAAGTAATTTATTAATTCATCTAGTTATAGGAGGTGATAAACAGTATCTATTTAATATTTAATACATCAAATACAAGTCTTAATTCTAAGCGGTCTAATTTAACCTAGTTATAAAGCCCCGATCATGGGGCGATCTACTTCAATAAGTTAATACATTTAAAAGGTTTGAAACAAGGCATTACTAAACTTTACTAGTATATAAGGACACTAGCCGAAAAGTAATGCTAAATAGATTATGTTTATGCCGATACGATAGTATCACTTTCTCTATTTGGCTTTTGCTGTAAAGCAATTTAGTTTAGAGGTTGAAGCGTTCCGCTTGAGTCTTTTAACAATCGTTTCTCAAGTACTCGTTATCTTAATCTGATGTGTTCCGAGCCTAGTCGTCATTCTTTTCGCAAAGCCGTGACATTTTTTAACGGTCTTCATTCTCTTATTATATAGTTGTTAAATATATTGTACGTATCTTTTCCGTAACAGGTATTTATTTTCATTATTTCAATGATTACGGTTACTTAGTCTTATTAAAATAGCTACAATAAAATTACATGATGCCTGACTATACTCTCCAGTTAGATACAGATATAATCCTAAACCTACATTAAGTAAAAATATTATATATTCAAATTTTTTCATAAATAAAAATTCCTTTATTAAATAGTCCCCAGAAGTCATCACAAATCGGGGGACTAAATAAGTTTAGTTGATGCGGTAGGCTTTACGCATCTTTGTCCAGTTGCCTACTCTAATAATATATCAAAATTATAGGATTCAATCAAGAGCTAAATTAGCAAGTGTAAATATTACAATCGGTAAAAATTACATACTTTCATGAGGAATATACGCAACTGCCATAGATAGTTGGCTGTTCAGATTAGCTCAGGATTCATTTAAAAGTTTTTTGAAGGTGGTTATACACAGAACATTTAAAGAGCTTAGAAGCATGATTCTGTTACGATTAAGCCTATGAATAGTATTTATTTAGGGATTTTTTACAAGGAATATACGCAACTAAAGAAAAATTAAGTTGACTAAATAAAATTAGTTGTTGTCAAGCTTTTTCTTGGGATTGTAAATATTACCTATCTAATTTTTAGATCATAGCTATCTAATTATTATATTTGTGTTTATGACACGATATGTTATTCTAGTATTAGAAAAGGAGTTAACAAAAATGAAAAAAACAAAACTTAATGGAGTATCACTAAATCTTATTAAAAATGCTATCAAAGATATTGAAAAGAATAACTATTATAACTATTCATATTGGGGATATAGATTTAATAAGGTAAGTAATTTTATAACTCATAAACAACATATGGTTGAAATGATATTAAAAAACATTGAAAAAAGAAGGTTATTAAATGGAAAATAAAAAAATGAAACAAATGATTAAAGACTTAAACGATATGATTATAAAGTATCATGGTATTAAAGAGCTTGAAAGCGAGCGTGACGATCTTTGTAATATCCGTTGGGTGTTAGAGAACAAAGTAAGAAAAGCAACGTATAATAGTGAAAAAAGGGAAATTGAATATTATGTGTAAAAATTACACACAGAGTAAAATAAATATTGAGATAAATTAAAAAGTGTAGTATAATAAATTAAGGAAATAATTAGTCAACGGAATGGCGCAACACAAAATGAGGTAAGAAATGAGCGCAAAAGGATTCACATTAAATACAACAAAAAAGCAAGGTGTTATAAGAGTATTAGATTTAGGCATGGGATTAAAAGCTGTAGATTATAGAGGTACTCAAGTCGTGCGAGAATTGAGCTATAAAGCGATTCAATTAAATACTAATGGTTGGTTAACAGTTACAAGTAAAAGGGCTATAAACCGATATTTCGACCTTAGAAGGCTACCTATGAGATTAGTACAAGAAAAATTCGTTTGGTATGTATATTTAAACGGTAAAAAATTACAGTATGATGATAATATGGTTATTGATTTAGGACTATGTGCCTAAATTTCCTATACAGTGTGTTAGACTCATGGAGGAGTCAATTTTAAACAAAAATTATTGAGGTGAAAAGATGAGTGATTTAGATATTGTTAAAAGAGAAAATGTTATTGAAAAATTAGCCCAAAAAAGGACTGATGATGTCGATACTCAAACATTAATGGAAATGTTTCAAGAAAATCAAATATGCTATTTAGAAAATATGTCAGATAATGAACTGTTAGAACATTTAGAAGATTATGAAGAGTTCGACCTTTTAAAGGAAATCAAGTAAAATTTACATATAGTATTGTTTTAAAGTAAAAATATGATAATATATAAATAGAAGTTGTTAACACAACGAAAGGAGTTAAGAAAATGATTTATTTAACGTATACAATTGGATTTTTAATGGTAGCATTTACAGGGTATCTAATACTAAAATATAACGCTGAATTTAAGGCTGTAAAGGTTCGTACTAGAAAATATATAAGATATATGCGCAAAACAGATAGAAAGCGTTAGGATTGAAATATGGAGTTATTAGCGGTATTATTATGTATAGGGTTCATCATAGCATGGGTAAGATTAATTAATATAATGAGGTAAAAATGGATTATAAAACTGTTTTTAGGTTAACTTTTGATGATTTTGAAAGTGTTTTAGGAAGAGATTTAACCGACGACGAAAAAGATACCGTACTAAACAAATTTAGTTTAGGAGATTGGTGGGAAGAGGTTGAGTGTTTTTTAGATATTCATAATATTAAAGGAGATAAATAAAATGGAACTGTGGAGTGACAAGAAACAAAAGAAAGGTGATAGAATCTCACTAAACAAAAACGGTAAGACTTACATAGTAAAGTCATGTGAGCATACTGGAAAATATGACAATAGAGATCATTATAAACTTAAGGTAAGACTTGAAAAAAAGGAAGTAATACAATGATTTTATGGTTTATAGGTGCAGTAGTAACGTCTGTAATAATTACACTAGGTCTAGCCTATGGCGGTTTTATATGGTATAATAAAAAGTTAGAAGCTCAAGCTAAAGAAGCTACTGAGGAATTAACAAGAATATTACAAGAACAATTAAGTCAAGAAGAAAACGACTATGTGAATAAATTACATAGCGGTAACAGTAAAGGATTTTTACAATAGGAGGAATTTAAGTATGAGTAAATTTAGAAGTTTAGTAGGGGCATTTATTTTGTTTCCGCTTTTCGTGAGTTGTGGTAAACAAGATTTGTTGACTAATGCTAATAGGGAAGTAAAAAAAGGAATTGTCAACGGTGTGAATACTTTACACAAAGGTTTTAATGATGCAGTAAGTACAGGATCAAAGGCAGTTTCAGATTCAAATGAAACTATTAAGAAAGGTTTAACAGATTCAAAACGAGAAACTGATGGTTTTTTAACTACCTCAAAAAATACTATTGATAGAGAATCAAGTAATGGTATTTATAACGGTGGCAAATTTATCGAAAGTGTAGGTCAAGTGCCACGAAAAATTGCCAATGATATTCTAGGTACAGACGAGGACAGTGATGAAAATTTACACGATTTGCAAAAACAAGTTGACGCTATGTATATCGAATTTTACGAAGCATTAGCAGATTTAGGTTCTGAAATGGACGAAATGAAAATCGAGTTACAGGGTGATAATCAAGCGTTACAAGACGTTGTAGATAATGTGCATACTTCCCTACTTAGACAGATTAGAAGAGGCGACAGGCGTAGTTTAAGTAAGATTAGAGCGTTAAAAAATCAGCTTAGAGATTTGAGATATAACGTAAGACAAATTAGACGACACATTAATGATTTAGAAGTAGTTTGCGATTATTTTAGACTAGGTTGGCGATATTTTGCAACTTACTGCGAGTTAGAAAGTAACAGGTAAAAATTACATGGTGGGTTGTTTAGTTTTCAAAGTATGATATTCTATATACAGGAAATAACGGAGGTGTTAAAAATGAAATACGGAAATTACGACGATTGGAAATTAGACAATCCATATGAAAATGAGGTTGAAAGTTATGAGAGTGAAAAGTTCGGCTATTGGTCAATGGATGATACTCTAGTAATGAAGTTCAATGATTTAATAGAGGAGTATAAAGGAAACGATTTAGAAGAATATGCTGAGAATATTGCAGACGAATTAGGTTTAAGTATAAGTTACGAACGATCATTGGAGGTAGGTTTATAATGAAAAATATTAACGTATCATTTTTATTTTTTTATTTAGGAGTGGATGAATTTACATCAAATTTAGAAGTAAAAGAAGCTGTAAAATTATTAGCAAGTTTATTAAATAAAGAGCAAAATATAAATGAAATAGTAGAGAATATAAATGAATATCACATTCAAAGAAAAATAGAAGGGTATAATGAATAATCCATATGCACCAAGTACAAATGATATGATTGAAGTATGTAAAAGTTACACAAATGAAGATGATATGTTGAAATATCTAGCTGAATGTGCTAGTCATGATTATAGTTGTCCAGATAAATGCGATCAGTGGGCAATGGAATTTTTAGAGGAAAATGAGGAGGAAATTAATGGAAATTAATATTATAGACGTTGAACAAACTTTTTACAGAGAATTATTAAGGTTATCTAAAGAAAAGCTAGAGGATAAAAGGGCAGATTTATTTAATGCAACAAAATATACATTAAGTTCTGATTTTATTGATTATGATAAACTTACTGATGATTTAATTACAATAGATAAACAATTGAAAGCCGTTAATCAGGAGATTAAGATACATACTCCAGTTTTTTGTGAAGATGATATCCCATTTTAAATTGTAAAATTTACACAGGCTATTGACGCAAGGTATCAAATAGACTATACTAGTAATAGGAAATAACTTAACAAAGTTGTTAGCACAACAAAAAAAGGAAATAACAATGACTAAACTATTCACAAGAAATTCAAAGTTAAAGAAAGCTGAGTATCATACTGTAAATTTTGGTATCCCTGCTTTAAAGACTTGTCCCGAAGCTGATAAGTGTAAGTCATTCTGTTATGCTAATAAAGGTGCATATACGTGGCCTGTAGTTAAAGCGGCCTATGAATTTAGATACCAAGCAACTAAGCAAACAGATTTTATTGAGGTTGCTGTTAGTACTTTATCTAAAATGAGAAAACTTGATGCTGTGCGTATACATGATTCTGGGGATTTTTACAACAAAGAGTACCTTTATAAATGGTTCGAAATAGCTCGAAATATGCCATCTAAGACGTTCTATGCCTACACTAAGAGGGTTAAGTTGCTTAAGGATAACGAGGCTTTAAAACCTAGTAACATGGTTATTATATATTCATTAGGTGGTAGAGAAGATAGCTTGATTGACCAAAAAGTAGACAGGCATAGTAAAATTTTCAATAACCTTGAAGAATTAGAAAAATCAGGGTATATTGATACTAGTAAGAACGATAGCAATGCTATTAAAGATAATCACAAAGTTGGATTAGTATTACATTAGGAGATAAGAAATGAAAAAAGTACATGATACTAAAACAAAAAAATATGTTTTAAATGGATATTTAAAAAGAAATAGTATATTTATTATTAAATTTGAAATGAATTATGTTAAAAACGGATATAGTAAAACATTCAAACATAGTGTTATTTTATTAGGAGTAGAA